ATTTTTTAATTTATATTAGTATATTAGTATATTAGTATATTAAACTATCACAATCAAGTATTAATAATGAGTGTTGGATTAGAATTAGCAAAGTTTGATATGCGTTCGATTAGTTTTAGACCGGATGAAAATAAAGGCCCCGTTATTGTGCTTATTGGACGACGTGATACAGGTAAAAGTTTTTTAGTAAAAGATTTAATGTATTATCACCAAGATATTCCTATAGGTACCGTTATATCCGGAACAGAAGCAGGGAACGGTTTTTTCGGAGAACACGTTCCTAAACTGTTTATTCACGATGCTTATAATACCGCAATCATAGAAAATATATTAAAGCGACAGAAAGCTGTATTAAAACAAATGAAAAAAGAGATTGAAACATATAAACGCAGCACAATCGACCCTCGAACATTCGTTGTATTAGATGATTGTCTTTTTGACAACAAATGGACAAAAGACGTGATGATGCGTCTCCTTTTTATGAACGGACGTCACTGGAAGGTTATGCTCGTCATCACTATGCAATATCCACTCGGTATACCACCAAACTTAAGAACCAATATTGACTATGTATTTATATTGCGCGAGCCTTATATAGGAAATCGCAAAAGAATATATGAGAACTATGCTGGTATGTTTCCGACCTTTGAAAGTTTTTGCCAAGTGATGGACCAATGTACAGAAAACTTCGAATGTCTCGTAATAAACAATAATGCGAAATCAAATAAACTACACGATCAGATTTTTTGGTATAAAGCGCAAACGCACGGCCCATTTAAACTAGGTGCCAAAGAATTCTGGGAAATGTCCAAAGATATTCACTCCGACGATGAAGAGGAACAATATGATCCAAGTAGCATAAAGCGTAAAGGTCAAGGACCTAAAATACAAGTAAAGAAAAATAAATGGTAAATGGGCAATACTCATCACGCGCACACATCACACGCGCACATCACACACATCACGCAATGTACTCTAAAATAAAGTGAAAAATATTGTCGTAAGTTTATCAATCTCCTTTAATGGTATTTTACCTTTTTTTGGATCCGCCTCGGAAACAATCCCTAAACACATAGCGGGTATATTAAAATGATTAGACAAAAACATAGCCAAATATATACTCTCTGAACCTAGCAATATTTTATTTGTATTTTTTGCAGATAATTCGTTGTTCAGTTTCTCGCCTGATATATCGTCGCTGCCTCCGCCATCACCCCCGCCTCCGCCATCACTATTTTCAAACATATTATTAATCAGCATTTTAACATTAGTATTCGACAAATTATTTATGGTTATGGTGTCGGTTGTTAAATATTTCGTGTTTTTGCTTATTGTTTTTATTTGTATATAATCTTCGACGGATTTTATATTTTTATAGTTACTAAAATCGTTGTGAATAATCGCGGACGAAACCTGTATTATGCTCGATGGTTTCAAATAATTACTGTATATAATAGACAAATCTATTATATATGACGGCTTCAATAATTCAACAACGCGCTTCAATTCATTAATTAAATATGTTTTATTTTTAATTTTATTAAATACTGCTCTGGTAAAAAAATAATAGTTATCATCATATAAATAAATTATTCCACCAAGCAATTTTATTTTTTTAGAATACTCTTTCAGACTGCCAAATGTAAACCGAAAATAGTCTTCGATATTTATATTATCCACGATTACAAGTGCTCCTTTTATAGTGAGATTGATATCGACATTATCAAATTTGCGAAAAAATGGTTTAGTGTCTTTTATTAAATCTATTAGCCAAGTATTCTCCGATAATTTTGCCGGCTTATGTGTAAAAATACTATTTATCCAATAATAATCCTTACCGTTTATATTCGTAGGTGACATTGTCACTAAACTTTTTCTACCCAAAATATCAACAGAATATTTTACACCATCGATTGTCAACTGTACATATGTTTCCACAGGCTTGCCTGTGTCATTTTCGAAATAATAATGGTAGCCATTGGGAGTCTTTTCGGATACAGTATCTTTGGGGATATAATCTATTAAGAAATCGGCGCTGGCAAAACCATCCTTCGTATCTATATCTAATACAATATATTTATCTGGAATGAATCCTATTGCTTTCTTATTTCTGAACAGTGTATTTTCTTTTCCGACTACTTTGGTACGATTCACTATATATTTTTTCTTATTTTCAGGATAGTATAGTATATTATAGTTTTTAACATTGATCCCTATCGACTTTAACTTATCGAAATCCGTTTTAAGACGATAAATGTAGACTGCATTCTTTGCCCACCTATATAAAAAGTAAATTAATATAATAGACAATATTATTGTTATTACTGCAAAAATAAATTTGAAAAAATTATCTGGATTAGAAAATGCCTTTATGCTCCAAGATTTTATTGAAAATATTTTTGTAGGTTTTATCTTGACCATATAATATAAGAGGTTTAATTAACCTTTTGTAGGGTATATATTAATTAAATATTATATATTATCTTCCAAATAACATATAATAATCATAAAACCCGTAAAACCCGTAATACCCGTAATACCCTATTCGCAAATTAAAAATGGATTATTTAATTCTCAAAATGACCTGTAAGTTTCGACAATCCGTGGTCACTATTTTTATCTAAAACAACATTTTCCGCCTCAAACATATTCTTTTTAATGTCGTTCATAGTAGAACTCTCATCAAGACCGTCAAAGTTCGCAACATTTGCTACACCGACAAGCTCTCCATTTGCGTTAAGTGTCTGCGTAAGTTTGTTACCTGATTCTTCCGCTTTCTTCATATTATCCTCAATTGCCTTCTGTTTTGCCTCGCGCACACGTTTATCAAAATCCTGTTTCGCCATATCTTCATTCTTCTTTTTATCCGACATAAGTGTATTCAACGTCTCTTCCATATATTCTACCCGCCCAGTTTTGTATGCCTCGGGATGAAACGGAACCCACATACCCACCTGCCCTACATAAATATCGTGATTGGGGTCTACCTCACGTAGCAATTTACAACGAAGCTCAGCCTCGCCTTGTGTGGCAAAAACACCGCGTACCTTAATACCGCGCACCGATGTCTGAAATTTATGTTGTTCGCCAAATCGCTCATCCAATTCTTCCTCGTTATTATCAATAAATGTCTTATAGTCGTCGCGAATAGTAGATGCCTTCGCAAGAGCAGCGCCCTCTTCTTTATTAAAGTCTTGAAAATCGGCGGTCAACTTGTCAAATGAAATAGAATACTTAAATGAAACGAAGTTTAGAAATTGCGTGAACTTCTCCATCGATTTCTTAAATTCCCATTGTTTAATAAATTCCTCGAAGAGAAAATGCTCTTTCTGTTTTATAATGTGCTCTGGAGACACAAATGACAAACAAACAAACTTTTGTCCTGCAATCGGCTTATCTTCCTCCAAAAGGTCGACATATTTAGGATTCTCTTTTCCATCGGAGAGAAACTTAGGCGTTACGCCATCGGGCAATTTATTGGGGTAGGACATTTGTGATGTTTTGTATTATTATATAAATATATTTAACAGTTCATTTTAAGTTAGTTTACACTTTAATATTTTTTGTATAATATTTGTATAATATTTGTATAATATTTGTATAATATTTGTATAATATTTGTATAATATTTGTATAATATTTGTATAATATTTGTATAATATTTGTATAATATTTAAACTTTTGATAATATTGCTATATTAGTATATTGTTATATTAATAGTTTTAATTATATAATTATATTTAGCAACAAAAAAATAATATTTTTTTCTATATTATATTTATAATGTACGGAACACTTGACTTTAGTGAGCTTTTTAAGCGTTTTATTAAGTATATCATCGAGGGTCTTTGCGTAGCGATTGTCGCCTACTCAATCCCGTCTCGTTCTCTTAAATTCGACGAAATTGCATTGATTTCTCTGGTTGCTGCCGCGACCTTTGCCATCTTGGATGTATACGTCCCCAGTTTAGCCGTTTCTGCCAGAACCGGTGCTGGATTCGGTATCGGTGCTAACCTTGTCGGATTCCCCACCCCTCTTCGCATTTAATTAGTTCAAATTTAGTCGCTCTTTAGAAACTCATAATGTATATGAGATTGGATATATTATATGACATTTTGTATCATATAATATTTTATTATTTTACTATTTTATTATTTTAATATTTTAATATTTTATTATTTTACTATTATATAATGAAATTAAGCAGACGTGGAAAATCGGCAAGGCGTGGTAGACATACGAAACGTGCCGGAAAGCATTTAAGATATAAAGGCAAAAAAGTCCGTGGTTCAAAAAGATATCATCGTGGACATAAGCGAACACATAAACGCGGAAGAAGGCTTCAAAGGGGAGGAGAGCTTAAGCTTACGCCATACCAAAAAGCCAAAGTGGAAGAAATAAGAAAAAAAATTCGCAAAGGGGATTATATAAGACCTTTTAATTTTATTGATGGTACACAAAGTGATTATATGGGTGATTACGAATTAAATGGTGAAATTTATTCTATGTTTATAAGTAGTGAGTATACAAAACGTATCTATTTATGTAAAAAAGGTATTATTCTTAAGGCGACGATCACAGATCTGAAAAATATTCTTCCGTTTACAGCATCCGAAATTGATCAAGATGGAATTACAATTTTTGATTCGGATACGGAGGGTTTGAAAACGAAGGTGAAGGTTTTTGATAAAAATGACAAAAATACTGAAAGTGTCATTCTATTACAAGAGATTATTAATAATCCTAATATTCCATCACAAGAGAGTAAGTAATGATGATAGTTAAACACCCCTTCGACTACCTAACGCGTTTAGCAAATAAGATATTAATATTATTATTTCATTATATATAAAATATTTTTAAAATATTATTTTACTATTATATAATGAAATTAAGCAGACGTGGTAAACACGCAATGCACACGAGGCACACGAGGCGTGGAAAATATACAAAACTCGTGCGAAAGCATCATACTCGCCGTATAAAACATCGTGGCAAACAATATAAGAAAACATATCGCAAAAATAATCGTAAATTAAAACATAATAAGCGGATACAGAGGGGCGGGGTGACAGGGGTGACAGTGGTGACATGGAGCGGTGACGATAATACCAAAAGAGCTAAAGTTATGTTGACATATAAAAAAAATGGTGAACTAATTACATTTGGAGACGGTGAAGTCAAACCTTTTGAAATTACATTAACATATAATGGTCGGGGTAATGATGGAAGATCTAATTTTACTGTTACTATGAAAAGAATGACTACACGTGAAAAAAACTTTACAGTATATTTTAAATTAGGCGAGTTTACTTTATATTTTTCACAAACAGGTAATGAATTTGAAGACAGTGATGCAAATATATTTTTACAACCTGGAGAACGTGATACTTACAAGTATTGTAGGGGTGCATCATTAACATTTACTACAAGTGATGTTAATAATACAGAAACTTACGTTTTTCCTTGTAATTCAATGAATCTAGATTTTTTTAGATCATTAGAATCCCAAATAAGAAGTATAATTAATAGAAAGAAGATTCTTGAAACAGCAAATGCTAAAAATGCTAGTGATCAAAATATCCGAGAAAGAGAAAGACAAATAGAAGATGGTGATTTAGATATATATTTTACTACGGGACCGAATCCTGTAAATTATGTAAAATTTACTACTGAGTTGCGTGAAAAAGTAGATAGCATCAAAAATGAAATAACTCTAAATAAACTTTACGATAAAAATAAAAAGCGTAGTTTAATAATGAATTTGGAAAATATAGAGTCACGCATTCTTGCGGGACAACTTAAATCGATGAAAACGGCATTAACAGATATAGAAGATGCGAAACAACAACAGGCGCAAGTACAAATTTTAATAAATAGTCTAGAATCTTTTAGACCAAATAATGATTTTAATGTAGGCGCCGCAATGCTTGACCGTTATGCTTCCCAAGACCCCAAACTGCCCATAGAATACGAAACACACGATGATGGCAAAGAGATCCTAGATGCAAGAGGAAATCCAATACCGAAAACAACGTCATCAGAAACTACTTTCTATTATAGATAGCCATCCTACTGTGTAGGAATAAACACCCAATTCAATTCCTCGCATATTTTCTTCCATATATCATCCTGTTCTATCCTCTTTTCTTTATCTTTCAACATTGGAAAATAGGATAAAAATTCGTTTTTTTGAAGCAGTTCGCATAATTTATATACCGTATAATAATAATTCAAAAAATTCACACGGTCTTCAGGGCAGAATTTCGCATAAGGTCCCTGTATCTCCATAAATAAATTACACAGCGTCTCCTCCAATTCCGGCGTCATTATAGGCGGTTTAATACCCAGTTTATCCTTAATAAATGGAATATGTTCATAATATTTATTATATCCCAATTTCTTAAGCACCTCTTTCGCCTTTGAATTCGTAAATTTGGAAAGCGGAATTCGCTCTTTCGTCATTTGATGTTTAATACTCTCCAATACTTCATCGGGGATTTGCGTCGTTTCTTTCGCCTGAAACTGTGCAAGGATTTCTTTGAAATGATTGATACGCTTATACGCATAAAAGCACGCTTCTTTCGGCGGCTCTTTATATGACGGCTTCTCATTTTCAATAAGACACGTCACTTGTTTCGCGCAAAAATTACAAACCATTATGCCCTCGTGTTCGACAGGAATCATTTCCCCTTTATTACAGGAGAGACATATATCTGTTGAAAATATATAATCATTTACATTGATATACGTCTGGTCTAAATTAGAGAAAAACTTCTGGACATTATTTTCATTAGCACGATTTAGTTCATTTTCATTTATAGAATCATTTAGACGATAAAATGAATTTAGAATCTTGGTACGATTGGTGCCATTTGTGATTTCCTTTTTGTTTTCAAAATAATCAAAAATAAATCGACTATTATTTAGGTAATATTCTTTAATTCTTACTTTATATTTTGAGATATCATTTTTGATATCATATAGTCGATCTTTTAGCTCAATCTCTTTAGTTATATCAAGTTTATATTCTTTTCCATCTTTATGCTGATTATGATGTAGCAATTCCATTATTTTATTTTTTTCTTTAACAAGTCCCGGCAATACCTCTTCTTCAATCGTTTTAAATTCTGTTTGTAATTCGCGATGCATACCGTCTAATGTCATCACCTTTTTTTTATCGACTACTATTTTTTTGTTTGTTTTATGTTTAAATGATGGCATTGAATATGGATATTTATTGTATATATTTATATATAGTATAGCTATATTGTTATATACATAACTTTTTTAATATAATATATGTAATAATTATTTAATATATACAATAATTATTTCATATTTAAATACACCGGTATGTTCCATTTCAAGTTAGTATTTGATTAATGTTTTCTCTATTAAGTAAAATAATGATTTTGCCTACAAATTTAGACATAAATAAAAAGTTAGAAAAACATTTAAACGATACTACATCTAACGTTGTTATTGGTGTTGGTTTATCAGGACAAACATCATCGTCGTCATCATCGTCGTCATCGTCTTCCAAAGAATCCACAAATGCAGAATTTAATATAGATATAGACGTTTTAGACAAAAGCGCAATTAAGAAGGAAACATACTACAAGATGAAGTACATTATGAATTCATTAGATAAAAATTGGGCAATAAAGAAAAGGGAAAATATTTTTTATTTGAAAAATTTAGACAATTCAACAAAGGATATTATAACTGAAGATTATTTAAATAAACGTGTGATTCAAAAGATATATAATGAAGCTATGTTAAGAACAGCATCAGGTGATGATATAAACAAAGAAATTAAAAAACAGGCAACACCGACACCGACACCGACGCCGACGCCGACACCTATACAGTCATCTAATGTACCCATTATGAGACCTAGAAAGAAAGAAGATATAATATCTTTAAAAGATGGAATTTTAGCATTAAAAGAATTGATGAATAAAGAAACAATGAACAAAGAAACGCTAGATATGAATAAGGAATTAAGGCAAGAGATATACATAATGATATTTTTAATGAATGCTCTTGAAAGTGGATGGAGTATTAGAAAGAAAGATAATAAATTTGTTTTTAGGAAAAGTCACAATCACAGAAAAGAAGTATATTCAGATAACTATTTAGTGAATTTTCTAAAAAATAACCTAAAAAATATTGTTTTTTAATCAGGGAGGTGAGTGATGAGTGAGTGCGAATATGCGCATACCCTTGTCCTTGTCTGCATCCGCAACCACAATATTATGTAGCAAGTATGCATAGATTATGAAAAAAATTAATGATAATCTGTTATACTATTATAATCCGCAATATTTACAAGTATAACACTCGGACTCTGTTGATACTTTAGGAATATATGGCGGATACTATCTTAAAAATGTGATAGATTTCACTTTCATCGTTTTTAATTATATTTAGTTATTTATTTATAAAAAACAATTTAGGGTTTTTTATAAATTTTTTTTCTTTAGCAATATTATAATAATCAAAAATGGCAGGAGGTCTTATGCAACTTGTAGCTTACGGTGCCCAGGATGTTTATCTTACTGGCAACCCTCAGATTACCTTTTGGAAGGTGTCTTACAAACGTCACACTAACTTTGCTATGGAGTCCATTGAGCAAACTTTTAACGGTCAGGCCGATTTCGGTCGCCGCGTGACTTGCACCATCTCTCGTAATGGTGATTTGGCTTACCGCACCTACCTTCAGGTTACTCTCCCCGAGATCAACCAGTCTATGAAGGGCACTAACCAGGACGGTGTTTATGCCCGTTGGCTCGATTACCCCGGTGAGCAGCTGATTTCTCAGGTTGAGGTTGAGATCGGTGGTCAGCGCATTGATCGCCAGTATGGTGACTGGATGCATATCTGGAACAACCTTACTCTCCCCCACGACCAGCGTCACGGCTACCACGCTATGGTCGGCAACACCACCGAGCTTACCTTCATCACTGACCCCTCTTTCAATGCCATCGATGGTCCTTGTCAGGCTAACGCTCCTCGCCAGGTTTGCGCCCCTCGCAATGCTCTCCCCGAAACCACTCTCTATGTCCCCTTTCAGTTCTGGTATTGCCGCAATCCCGGTCTTGCTCTTCCCCTCATCGCTCTTCAGTACCACGAGGTCAAGATCAACCTTGATATCCGCCCCATTGATGAGTGCTTGTGGGCCGTTGGTTCTCTTAACTGCGCCAACAACACCGCCAACTCCTCTGTCGGCGGCCGCGTCAACAACGCCTACAACCAGTCTCTGGTCGCTGCCTCTCTCTATGTCGACTATGTCTTCTTGGACACCGATGAGCGCAGACGTATGGCTCAGAATCCCCACGAGTACCTTATTGAGCAGCTTCAGTTCACTGGCGATGAGTCCGTTGGCTCTTCTTCCAACAAGATCAAGCTCAACTTTAACCACCCCGTTAAGGAGCTTATTTGGGTTGTTCAGCCCGATCAGAATGTCGACTACTGCTCTTCTCTGGAGTGCAACCAGCTTCTCTACCGCGTTCTCGGTGCTCAGCCCTTCAACTACACCGATGCTATCGATGCTCTGCCTAATGCTATCCACGCATTCGGTGGCCACGATGCTATCGCTGATACCACTGGCTCTTTCATTGACCCCTCCGGTCTCTTCCACGAGGCTGGCGCTGTTGATGTTACCAGCACTTACTGGTGGGGTCAGGGTGAGGCTCCTTATGGCAACAACCAGGACTACACTCAGAGCAATATGGCTGGTGCTAACTCTTTCCACCCTGATGTCCCCTATGATAACTCTGGTGTCTCCGATGCCGGTACTTTCGTCCTCACTGAGACTTCTCTCCATCTTCACTGCTGGGGCCAGAACCCTGTTGTCACCGCTAAGCTCCAGCTTAACGGCCAGGATCGCTTCTCTGAGCGTGAGGGTACTTACTTCGACCTTGTCCAGCCTTACCAGCACCACACTCGCACTCCTCACACCGGTATCAATGTGTACTCCTTTGCCCTGAGACCCGAGGAGCATCAACCAAGTGGATCGTGCAACTTCTCCCGCATTGACAATGCTACCCTTCAGCTTGTTCTCTCCAACGCTACCGTTGAGGGCACCAAGACTGCCAAGGTTCGTGTCTATGCTACCAATTACAACGTTCTCCGTATCATGAGTGGTATGGGAGGCCTTGAAGCTACATGCTTAGTTATGATGATGATCATACTAGCTGTGAACAAGGGCCGAAAAGCAGTATGCCATAGTAAAGTGAGCTCTTACTATGGAAAACCATTTATGTCCTCACCATCATCGTTATTGATGATTTGACTAACTGCTAGTGATTCCGACTTGTTGTCGTCGGAGTTGCAACACATCTTGTTGTTCGGGAAACCCCTTAGAGCTTTTTCTACCAAGCTTATCTCCGAAAGGA